GTCGGATTTTGTGCAATCACAGAAACCACACGACAACCTCTATGCGTTAATACCGAAGTCGTGTGTTACCATACATACTGTGTTAGCAGTAAACATTTGTGAGGGATGAGATGTCTTTTGCCGCTCGGGGACTAGCCTCGCCGGTCTTACCTCCCCTACGCATGATTACGCCGCCTTTCGTTAGCCACACACACTAAATACATATGCTCCTGTGACACCCATAGACATTTGCATTCACTCTCGATCGCTTGAGTGCCCTCGTTGGGTCTTACATCATTAAACCTTTGCTACTGCAACTATCTACTTGTGGCACGGTACAATCAACAACAAAATTCGATTTGTTAAATGAAGGAAAGCACTGTTGTACAGAAAACCTTACTTAACAAATCGGAAGAGGGTCGCAAGAAGCGATCCACTCCCACTCCGCACTGTCCCGTCGTGAACTAGCCACGCTGCTGGTTGGCGCCAACAGGTGACTTGATCTGCGTGAGAGGACTCCGCGAAGACCCAAGCGAACTCGGATCTCCACTCGGTATTCTCCCTTGCAGATGCGACGGAACTGTAAAACGACGATATTCCTCGTCCGGAACCGGCAGAGCCTCCAGTTCCTCGCCAGTCAGAGGTAAAGATGACGACAACTTCGCCTCCATCTCCCTCTCCAACCGACTATGATAATCATACTTCTTAACATCCTGCGAGCCCGGAGCTTTAGTGCCTGAAGCACTCACAAGCTCTTCCAAACGCTCCACACGGTGCTCTACCGCATTCTGATCATCCGGCTGAAGCACCGGTGGTGGACCTGGTTCATCACCAACACCAACAAGTGCCGATGCAATAGATCCTGCCACCGTAGCCACAGGTGCCATAGCAAACTTCCCAATCTGCAACGCACCCTTGGCCAGTGCTCTAACATCCAGCTTATCAACCACACCATCAGTGTCCAAAACCTCATCACTAGAAGGATCATCTTCATCCATCAATGAAGATGTCATCTTGGTGATATCAGCCAATCCTTCAAACACATAAGTCCACTGCAGCTTCACTGTGATCCCAGCAACTGACGACGCACCAGCAGAATTCACTGGTCCAAGCCACCACATATATATCAACGGCACTGACCAGGAGCTATGATATGCTCCCGTACCAGTACTGACAATATTAGATGTGAAGTTGAATGATTCACTACGCGGCTCAGGAACGGACACAGCACGAACCTGCTTTGCAGAATCACCTCCCACAACAGGGTTGCGGAAGTTAGATCCTGCAAGCAGGTCATGCGACAATGCTGCCGCAAAATTCGTATTTGTAGTTTGACACTTCGTAGTCAGCAAAGTCACATAAGGTTTTGCAAATGTATCGGGTTGCGACACAGTAGCTTCCAAACTCATACCAAGCAACCTTCCTCCTGAAAGAGAGCTGCTAAATGTGCTTGAAGCATTATATGGTGCATTTGTAAAATTACCCACAAGTGACCATGCCGTGCTGGTTAAATTCGGCAAACTACTCAAATACATAGCTCCATCCAATGCCGGAAAAGCCACGGCACCCAAGCCATAGTGACCTGTGGTGCCAAATTGAATGGGCGTCTTGTATATGAGTGCCGTAGTGCGATACACGCGTGTAGCCATTCCGGGCGAGCCCATATGTGGTGCGGGCATCACTCCTGGCGCAAGAATACTCCGCGTTAGCATAACGGCGGCCTGAGCAGTAGTCAACTTACGATCCCTGATCATAGATTGAATCATGCCCACCGGCCGTTGCATAGCGAAATTTCCTGCAGGAATTGCCGCTCCAACGCTAGACGACGCAGCTGCATCCTGCCGAGAACGTTCGTCACGCGACTTGCGTGCCGGACGCTGTGGTAAATTAGCCATACCAGCAATAGCAACAGCAGCTGGGACAGCACCGCGAGGTAGAGGCCCATACTTAACACCTTTTGGTCTAGCATTTCCTCTCATACTCGCTAACTTGTCTCTTATACTCTGTGCCTCTCGCTGAAGCTTTGTGGGTTTCTGCTGATTGTTGCCCTGTGTTTTACCGGCACGACGAGCTCTACGTTTTTCTCTTCGTTTCGCGCGTTGTGCTTCAGTACGCGGCATTATCAGCGATTGTTTCGTTTCGTTTAGATAGTCTATTTTCTCAATATTTTCTTTTATTGGGCTTCGTTTTATGAGCTCTCCCAATATTCCATCAACGGCAGACCTATACTCAGTCTGCCCCTCCTTTCCCCCCAACAGAGCTTCTATCCAAGCATCAGATTTCCAAACACTACGAATCTGCTTCATAGTAATAGGCTCAGTCATATCATTTATCCTAACTTCCCCCACCAACTCGTCTGCATACTCTTTATTTAAAAATTCAATATACTCGGACAAAATCTTTCGAGCAACTTTATTGCCATACGAATCAAGTCGCAAAGCGCAAGCTCTCAAGTAGTGCCACCTCACATCATCATTTGGTGACCCCCACATGAGCGAACTCAAAACTCTATCTGTTGAAGGAGACGGAATCCAGATACCCATCCCATTATCATAAACGAACTGCTGACTAAGAAATGAAATGTCTTCTAATTTCCTAGGTTGATCGCAAGGCGTTTTGGTGGTAACACCAATGCTACCCCATATCCTCTTAATTGCAAAAGTGGTAAACCACCCAACAACATTATCGGACACGGTGTAGGAATTGTCATCTCCATTCAACGCTGCTTCAACATGCTCTTCAAACTCTGCACGAGAGGGAAGAACTCCTCTCTCCTTGCAGAGCATAATCCAAGCATAAGCAAACAATCTATACAATATCATAGTATTATCAACAATAGTA